AGGTCGGATGGTTCGGCTTCTTGAACTGGTCCGTCATATGCTCGCCGGCCGGGCGCCCGCCGCCGGCCAGCCAGGCGCCCCGGAGATCGTAGTCGTCAATGTCGTCCTGCCGGCCGTTCTCGGCCGCCCACCGCTGGAAGGCGATCTCTTGATCCTGGGTCAGTCGCGTGTTGTATTTCGCCCCCAGGCTGGGGACCGGCGGGCGCATGGCCACGTCCGGGGCCTGGATGCCCAGGTCTTCATCCGAGAAGGTGCGGACCCCGCTCAAACCAGCCCAAACCCTGGCCGCCGGCCCAACGTGATGGGGGCGGGGGCGGCTACCCCGGGCACACTGCCAGCCACCCCGGCGAGCAGACCGGCCAGTGAGCCACGCCCCGGTGGCATCTCCCGGCGCATCCGCTGGTCATTGGTCAGTTGGCTAGGGGGCAGTCCACCCGGGGCCGCCTCCGGGGCAGCCGGGGGTGCCTCGGGGGGCGGCTCCGGCGGCAGTGGCTCCTGGCCGGGCGCCGGCTGCATCACGCGGTTGAGGTATTTCAGTGTCTCCGGCGGGGCGGCGTTCACGTTGCCGCCCGCCCGCGAGAGGTTCCCAGGCCCCCAATTGTAGGCGGCGACGGCTTTGTTCAGGTCGCCGCCGAACTGCCCCCGGAGCTTCGCCAGGTAGCCAGCGGAGGCGTTGACGTTCTGCGCCGGGTCGAAGGCGTTGGTGACGCCCATCTCGCGCGCGGTGCCAGGCATGAGCTGTCCCAGCCCTTGGGCACCCTTGGGGCTGACCGCGTTTGGGTTGCCCGAACTCTCGGCCATGATGAGGCGCGTGAGCAGCGCCTCGTCAAGACCGTTGGCGATGGCCGCCTGCTTGATGAGATCGCGCAGCATCAGGGGTTAACCCAGCCAGACCCCATCCAACGCATTGGGCCTCTGGGGGTGGAGTATTCTCGGCCCACCACCCGCTGGGCCGGGGCTGGGGCGGGTTCTAGGGCGGCAGCGGCGGTCGGCTTGGGCGGGGTGGTTACGGCGGTGCCGGGCGGCTTGGCGATTGTCTGGCCCAGGCTGGGCGCCTTGGTGTCGGTGGAGAAGCCCCAGATGTTCCGCCGGTTCTCCGGCTGCTTCGCCGCAAGCCACTCCTGCACGGCCTGGTCGAGCGCCTGTGGCTGGTTGCGGAAGGTCGCCCGGGACTTCTGGTCAGCAAGAAGCGCCGACGCCCGGGCACGGATGGCCGCCCGGTCGGATGAGGTCGCTGTGATATCGTAGTTGTAGGGACGTTCCTCGTTGAAGGCGCTCAAACGGCTGGTGATCCCCTCGTCCCACTCCGCGTCCTGCTGGATGCCCACGCTGCCGGGGGCGGTGCCGGCGCTCGCGCCCCGGCCCAGGCTGTCCACGGCGGCGCGCGAAGCATCCGTGAAGATGCTGGACATCGGGACATCCGCGCCCTTCGCCCCGGGGATGATAGGCGGCGGGCCGTACGTCGGGTTGCCGTCGATGGCAAGCGGCATCGTGGCGATGGTCGGCGGGGCGTCAAGCTCGGGCAGGCTTGTGCCAAAGGCGCCGACATTGGCCATGGTCTTGCCAGGGTCGTCGTTCATCGGGATGGCGCCCGGCGGGGGGCGCTCATCCGCCCGGAGCGTTATAACCTGCTGCCGGCCGCCGGGGCCGGGGATGATGTAGCGCACATTCGTAACCGCCGCCGTGTTGGAGGCGTCGTTAACCGGCCGCCAGCCGGTGTTGTCGTCCGGGGGCCTTTCACCCAGGCGGCCGTTCCATGTCTGGCCGTTGTTGTTGACGAAAGTCCGCAAGTCCTGGCGGGCCTTGAAGTCGCCTGTGTTGGCGAGCGTAATCCCTGCTTCGGTGGTCCGGTTGTTCTTGTTGATATCGACGGCCTGGGCGGTCGTCATCCAGCCCGGGCCGCTCGGGGGCGTGTCGCCGTTCTTAACCTGCTGAACCTGTCCGTCGTTTATGTTCGTGTAGGAGGTGTATCCCCCCGCCCATTCCGCGGCCTTCTGTTTCGCCAGCATGATGTTGGCGAGGTTGTTGTTTTCGGTCTCAAACCGCTTCAAGGCCACGGTGCCCGGGCGAACATTGATCCCCGCCGCCGGCTGCGACCCCAGCGGCTGGTAGGTGATGTTACCCTTGTCGTCTTCGTAGTAGTTGTTGGCCGTTGCCTGATCCCGCTTTAGCGCGACCTCATTCAGCAGCGGCTGCGAAGCAATCGTCTGCTTCGTGATATCCGCAGCGAGAGTCTGGCCCCGTCCGCTCCGGCTGTCCTCCCACTTCACGCCACCCGCCTGCGAATTGTAGTTGTCGGCCATCGTGCCTGAGATCGGGGCGGTGCCGATTTGGTTGTTGGCCATCGCCGGGCCAAGCCAATCGGCCGGTTTCGCTATGCCAGCGTTCTGCAAGCCGGCAAGCAATTCCGGCCCAACCTCACCCGGGCGGTCCCGAAACCGCGTGAAGATATCCGCCAGCCTGGCGCGGGCGGCGGCCTGGCTTTGCAGGTCAGCGGTCTGCGCGCCCGTGTGGAGCGCGGTCGCGTCCCAGTTGCGCGCCTGGGAGCCAAGCGCCTTCGCTTCGGCTTCCCGGGAGGGGTCGCCCCAGAGGCCCTTGGCGGCGCTGTCCATGGCGCCCGGGAGGTCGGTGAAGCTACCGCGATAGGGCATCTATGTGATCCTCATGGGGCGCCACTGCCGCCGCCCAGGACGGCTGCCTTGCTGAATTTGCCGGTTCCCAGGAAGTCGTCGATTTGGTCGGGGTAGCGGCTGGCGCCATAGGCGCCGATGTTCCCAACGGACGAGATGATGGCCCCCAGCGCCTGGTCCTGCTTGGCCCGCGATTCCGCCTCGGCCGCCGCGTTGCGACTGATCTGCGTGGTGTTGCCCTGGCGTAGATTGGCCACGTCATTGTCGCCCTGGAAGCGGGTGCCGGCCACGTTCAGGTCGCCCTTCAGGGCGGCGGCGATCATGTCGTTCTGCGTCCCCGCCTCGCTGCCGGCGATGTTGTATGCGGTCTGGGAAGGCAGGATGCGGGCGCTCTGGCCGGATTGCAGGAGACGATTGGCGGCGGCGACGGGCATCAGTTGCGCCTGCTCGTCGCTGATTGCCTGGCTCACGGTGGTCAAAGGAGCAGTGTAGCTGCTCACTGTGGCGAGGCGCTGGCCGTAGTCCCGCACCTTGGTCGCGGCGTCGTGCAGACGCGAGGCATAGGCTTGCTTGGTTGTCTCGCCCGGGCTGCCAAGGGCGCTTGTCTCTTGGACGTTCTGCGCGACCGGCGCGACCATGGCGGTGCGGTTGGCCGCGTCGGCCGCCTGCGCGGTGTCCATGGCGGTCGAGGTGGTGTTGTCCAGCAGGGTCGCCCTGGCGGCATCCGCCCGGGCGCGGATGTCGTCGGCGGCCTGGTTCTCGGCCGCTACGGCCGTGTCGCGGCTGTCCAGCGCCGCGCTCTGCTTTGAGCGCAGGTTATCGAAGGCACCCTTCTGGGCTGCCTGGGCGGTTTCCTGGGCAGACGCCTGCGCGTCTAGCTGCGTCTTCGCGGAGGCGTTGCGTGACCAGAAGCCAGCGTTTTGCGCCGAGATCGCTTGGTCATTCGCCCGCTGCTGGGCGTTCGATGCCTGGTTCTGGGCGTAGGCCGAATAGCCTGCCCCGGCGGCGGATGTGGCCAGACCAGCCAGGGCAATGGCGGTGGCGGCGGGCATGAGGGCCATTAGCGGAGCGCCTTGGCGTGGACGCGCTCAATGAGCGTGTAGCCCATGAACTCCATCAAGCGGCCTAGCGACCGATGCACCTTCTCCTTGAGGACGATCTTGTTGCACCCGCGCGCCTTGCACTCGGCTTCGGCCGCCCGCAGGAGCCGAACGCCCGCCATCCCCTTGCGGTAGGCCGGGTCCAGCCAGAAGATATCGTTGTCCGCGACGAGGAGGGAGCGGTAGTGGGGATTGACCGTGATGATATGCACGACATAGCCAACCAGCCGCCCGGCGTCCTTGGTGCGGGCGGTCATGATGTTCAGGGCGCCTTGGTTTTCCAGAAGCTCGTAGATGTCCCAGCGGTCATCGAGGGGCACCGTGTCTTGGTCCAGGGCGATCTCCTGCCAATGAGCAACCAAGAGCGACTGCGCCTCGTCGCGCAGCTTCTGTGTGGCCAACTCCCGTGTGAAGACTAGCTCCATCGCTTCACACTCCCGGATGAGTTGGACGACGCGCCCGGGCTGGGGCCGCCGTAGGCCGCCGCCACCCGGGCGTCTTCCCGGCCAGACATGACGTTGCTGGCGCCGCCCAAGGCGCCCGCGAAGATGCCCGACAGCGTGCCAAGCGACTGCTCCGGCGGCTTGATGGACGCGGCATAGTCGCCCGAAGTGACGCCGATCTGGGACACCGCGCGGTTGGCGGCGTCGATGGCGGCGTTCACGCTGTCGGACGATCCGGGCGCAATGGGAGAGCCAAGCGTGTCCGAAGACAACGCCTGTTGCAGCAGGCCCTGCTTGGCCGAGAGGGCCTGGGTCTTGAGGGCATTCGCCCGGGTCACGGCGGTATTGGCCTCGTCGGCTTCCTTGCGGCCCTTTGTCTCGGTCAGGAGACCTAGCTGGTCGGCCCCGGTCGAACTGGCCAGGGTGCCTCGCCGGGCCAGGGCGTAGGTCAGTTCCTTGGTGGCGTCGCCATACTGGCGGTTAATCTCGCCGCCCGAGTTGGCCATGTAGTCGTCTTGATATTGCTTGAAGTATTCCGGGCTGAACCGGGAGAACGCCGCCTCCACCGCATTGGTGGCCTTGCCTGCGGCGGCGTTGCGCGACTGGTCCCAGGCTGCCTGCCGGTTGGACTGGTCAACCGTGTCCTGAAGGCGGCGGTCGTCCTGGGCCTTCTGGTAGTCGAACTGCTGCTGGTTCTGCGCGGCCTGGGCGTCGGCAATCTTCTGCTGCTGTTGCAGGCTCTGGGTCTGCAACTCTTTCTGAGCGGCGATCTGACGCTCAGATTCTTCCGCCTGCGCTTGGGCGTTGCTTTTGGGACCGCCAAAGAAACACATTGGGCTGCCACACGTAGGTTGCATAGTCTTCGCCGGAGCGGCCGGCGCCACGTTGGATGCTTTCGAGACGGCCCCCCATACGCTCGATCCAATGCCTGGCGAGCAGGTTGGAGACAAGCGGATGGGCCTCGGCTCGATGTATGCCCGCGCGAGCAAGCGCCGGGACGATAAACCGCTTTGCATGTTTTGTCATGGACAACAAGACAGAGGACCATCGCATGGTCCCGAAGCACCAAAGCTCCACCACGCCCGGGCGCAAGGGCACCACACCCTGCGCCGAGACGGGCAAGCCATCGCGCTCCCAGACAACGGTCATCGCGCCGGCATAGGCCATGATATAATCGAGGAATTTGTCTTCGTCGTCGTCCCAGCGAACCGCGAACAACTCCTCCCGGTCGATCGGCCGGAGGTTGCGGATGATGTAGGCCATCCGTTCGTGTTCGGCGGGGACGCCGACGACCGCCACGGCTAGAGCTTCTCGTTCATGCCGTAGTCGATCGACACCGCGCCAAGGGTGGCCGGGCCGCTGCCCGTAGTGGAAAACTCCAAGGCGACATGCGTGCCGTGGCCAGCGGCCGGGATGCGGTGCTGGCTGACAGTCGGGCCGGTGAAATTGGCCACCGTCTCGAAAAGCTCGGTGTTGTCCGCGACCATGCCCAGCTTCATCGTCCAGTCGCCCGTGGCGATGGCCGCCAGGGCCGTGACCTTTTTCATCACCACCGGGCGTTCCATGCCGGAATGGGGCGTGCGGATGCGGGCGACCGACGCATCGAAGGTGCTGCCATTCACCCCGCCGTAAAGGTAAACGTTGTTGTTCGTGTCCAGACAATAGACTTGGTGCTGCACGACCGCCCAGCGGGTGACGATGAAGGGCACGGTGAATTTCGACCAGGCCGAGATTTTGGCGCTCGGAAAGAAGCTCAGACTGTAGATGCTCTGACCGACCGCCAGCCAGTAGCGCGAGGAGATCGGGTTGACGATCGCTTGCGCCTGGCTGGCTTGGTAGAAGTTCGTGCGAAGGTCAGCCTGCACCAGAAAGTCGATCGGGCTGCCAACGTCGATGACGCCCGCAGCCAGCGTGAGGTTCAGCGCCCGCAGGGATCGGACGCCCGTGTCGGCCAGGAACAGCACGTCGCCCGACCCGAACTGGTAGACCGACCGGGGCGCGACGGTCCCCACCCGCAGCACTTGCTTGAGGGTGTTCAGCGCCGGATCGGGGTCCACGTCCCATAGCTGAGTGGCGTGGCGGGAAAAGACGGCGAGTTGGCTGTAGTAGATTTCGAGGCCGGAGGTGCCATCGCTCTCGGCGTCGTTGGCGCTTACGTCGATGAAGCCACCCCCGGGGGAGGCCACCGTGTTGTCGTCGGTGCCAGGATTGTCCACGCTGGAAAAGCGCAGGAGCGGGCCGGCGGTTCGATACATTTTGGAGCGGTAGACACGGGAATAGTCGCCCGGATTGGCGCGGATCGCGCCGTTCCACCAATTGACGAGCGCGCCGTTTTGCAGGTAGGCGCCGACCCAGAACAGGCCCTTATAGACCTCGATATCCGTGAGGCGGGCGATCGGGGAGCCAGCGTCCGCGAGTTGGTGATAGACGATCGGAACGGGCAGGATGGGCAGCGCGGGCGCCGCCCCCGTGCCAAACGTGTGCAGCATCCCGCCCGCGCTGAACAGGCTGAAACAACCAGCCGGCAGGGTGGCCTGGTAGACAAAGGCCATCCGCTTTTCGATCTCGCCGCCATTGGTGATGACCGCGTTCTCAAAGATTTGGAGCGAGCCACCGATCGCCGTCAGCGGGCCTTTGCGAACGTCCAGCCCGTGTTTGAAATCCGAGATGTATTCCGTCGCCATATCATCGGCGCCCGACCGCCGGGCGATAGTCCCCAACGTGTCCCGGGAACCGGCCGGGTGGGTCGCCGTAGGGTGTGACGCCCGTCTTGTGGCTGCCAAGGCGCACGCGATAGCGGCGGATCAGTTCGCCCGCCCGGCGGGCCTTCACGGCGGCGGCGGGGTCTTCCTCCTGGGCGAGAACCTCGGAGGCGGCGGTCAAGACAATGATGCGCCAGGGGAGAACGCAGACATCACTGTCTTCAATCATTTGTGGGACCGTCATTGTCCCCCGCAGGCGCAAGCGGCCCTGGTTGGCGCTGCCGTCCGGGATCGGCCAGACCTCGAAAGAGTTGGTATCAGGCCGGTGAAGCCAACGCTGGGGCGGCCAGCCGGTGATGCCTGCGTCCGAGTTGTAGATCGTGAGCAGATTGGGCGTGATATCGTATTCAAGGGTGAAGGTCTGAGCCGTGTCCATCAGCCAGACGATATTGATGTCCTCAAACCGCAGATCGGCGGGATAGGGGTAGAACCGTTGATCGGTCGCCAGGGTGACATCCCGGTCCACCTGTAGGCTGGGCCAGTCATAGCTTTCGATCAGGTCTGTCTGGGTCCGATCAAGCAGGTAGACCATGGATTCCCGGTCGTTCAGACCGTGAGCGACATTGGTGCTGTGGCCGCACTCGGCGCGCAGCGCCGTCAGCAACTCGCGTAGCTGCTTCTCGGCCATGGTTATTCGCCATCGTCCGAGACAAGCTCACGCGCCCGGGGCACGCCCTCGCCGTCGTCCTCAAGCTCCTCCTGGCGCGCAGGCAGGGGCTTGCGCTTGGGCGCGGTGGGCGCTGTGCGGGATTTGATCCGGGTGTCCTGGGCGGGCAGCCTGGGTTTGATGCCCGGGAAAACGTCGGTGATGGCCAGCTTGCCATAGGTGACGCGCAGCCGTTCCAGTTCGTCCATGTTCTCGCGCTCGATGCTGCCAAGCGCGTAGGCGTCACTCACGGCGTTCTCGCCGTGCAGGTAGGTCAGGACAAGCATCTCCGGGTAGGTGATCGGATTGTCCTGCGTGCGATGAACGATCTGACCCTCATCGCCTCCGAGGGCCACCATGCACTCAAGTAGCTGAAAGTGTGGCACGGTGGCCCCCTTAGTATAGAAGCGGTTAAGTGATGTCGATGACGAGCGCGCCGTTCATCTGCTGAGTAACCAACTGGCCAGTATGGGTAAGTGATTTGTACATGGCGAACTGGTTAGTTGGCCTGGACGGCGTGAACTGGTGGTTCCACTCGCCTTCCATTGCCATCAGGTAGATATGCCGGCTGTCCCACCAATACATGCGCTTGGACAGGCCAAGATCATCAAGGGTAGGATCGTACTCCGGCACCGCGCCACCGGGGAGGATGCTATCCCCCACGTTGATGGACTGGCTCTTGTCGAAGCCAGTCTGGCTGTAGGTGCCGTTCGCCCGGCGCTCCTTCTGCAACGCCGCCAGGAAGTCGCTGCCAGCGAACGCCTTGTTCGGGCGGGCGCCGTAGCGGCAAAGCTGGAGGTATTCCTTGGTGAGCGCCTGAAGCAGCACGCCGCCATCCGTTGGGGCGCTGGTCACGGCATCGCCGCCCCAGGCCGCGAGGCCAGGGGTGCCCACAATCGCGGCGGCCATGGCCGCCGTGCGGGAGCGGTTACGCCACCACGGGTAGGTGACGCGGGAGAGGCCGCCCACGACGCCCGTGCCGGGGGTCGCGGTGATGATGCTGCGAATGCCGGCCAGGGCTTTGGCATCCGAGACCCCATCACCCCACAGGAGGGTATTCATGGTGCGCGAATACTGCTCGCCAAAGTCATCCAGCTTGTCTTCCAGCAACCCGACAAGAACAGTCATGTCCCGGTCAGAGTGCTGGCTGGTGCTGGAACCGTCACCCGTCTCGTCCGTGACTGAGATACCGTCGATCTTCAACTCAGTATGAGTGAGCGTCAGACCGATGTGGTGTTCCCGCCACGGGAAGTTGGCCCGCTGGATATTGGCGGGCGTATAGAAGTTCACGGTGTCGTTGTGGGTGTAACCAACAACGCTATCGTTCACGCCCGCCGCGCCGTAGACCCCCTTCACGCCAAGGGAAATACTGCCCTTGCCGCCCGGAAAGGTCTTTTTCCCCGCTTCCATGAGGGCAAGCATTGGCTTGGCCTGGATGGACTGCTTGAAGGTCTTTCCCTTGTTCATATAGAAGTCAAGGGCAGCGTTACTGATGTTGGTCAGTTCTCCGGCTGTGAAAGCCATGTTGTTTGGGTCCGATTACGCTTCGCTACCCGCCCGCGTCCGGGACAATGCAAGCTTTGCAGCTTCCAATAGGGTCCGCGGTTCGGCGGCAGCGCCGAGTGAGGGGGTGGAGAAACCGTTCGGCGTGGGACGGGTGGGCTGGCGCGGGGGCCGAATCGCCCCGAACCCTTTGCTCACTTCGTCGTAAGCTCGCTGCGCCAGTTGCACGGCTTCTTGGGCGCTCCGGGGAGCGCCAAACTCGGACAACAGGGCCTGCGACGCACGCCGCACAAATAGCTCCTTGCGGGCGTAGTCCGGGTCACGCGACCGCACCTGTGATTCCCACCCGTCGATGGCCAGACGGAGGGCGTTTTGGTGAGCGTCCTGATCCCTAGCGGCGTGTCGGTCTTGCTGCGTGCTGGCCTCGACGCGGCTTCGGGCCGCCTCAAGGCGAGTTTTGGTAAGCTCCGCTGCGAACTCTGGGCTGATCGTTCCTTCGTCCACTTGCGCTTGCAAGTCGGGCGATACGTCCAGGCCAAGTGACTGGCGGGCGACTTGCCGATAAGGCTCGATGCCATCCAGAAACGCTTTGAAATCGCCTCGGCGCAACGCGGCACCGACGCCCAACAGCAGGTTGACATCTTCGGCGGCCAACTGGTGGCGCTGTAGATAGCCAACTAGCTCTCGATGAGCGGCCAGTTCGGGTTGAACACGGTCGAATTGCTCGCGCGCGTCGTTGCGGGCGGTCGTCAGCTTGGCGATCAGCTTGCGCGTCGAGGGTTTGTAGCCCTGAAGCTCTTGCTCGGTCGGGTCAGCATTCGGATCGGGCGCAGCGGGCGTTTGAGCCGTCGTGGTCGGACTACTTGCGGCATCTGACGCCTTGTCCGTTGTCTCGGCCTGCGCGGCCTTGTCTTCGGGTTTGGCTACCGCGTCCTTTACCACTGCAAGCAGGGCGGCGCGGTCGGATACCGGGTCTGCGGCTGGCGAAGCCGCGTCACTCGCGCCTTGGTCCTGGCTGGCCTCCGGGGCTGCCGCCGCCGTTTCCGGCGCTGGCGCGCCGGAAGCGTCTGCGGCCTCGGGATGGCCGTTACCTGTATCGCCTGACGAAGACGAATTTAGCGCGTCGGACAACGGATGTTCTCCTATTGTCCTTGCTGTCTATATCCGCCCATGGACAAACACAACAAACTTTACGCGGCTAAGGCGTTGCCATTCCTGTGCCGGGGGTGGGCTGGACGCCCATGGGCTGGCCCGCCTGTGGCATTGTCTCGGCGCTGGTCGGGAGATCGCGCGGGCGCATCATGCCGTTCGTAGGAGGCCCGGCCTGGCTGTTGGACGCGCCTTGGGCGCCTTGGGCGCTCGGGTCGCTGGCACCCCCGGCGTCGGGCGGCCCGGCGCCCGCGCCCATGCCAGGCATACCGCCCCGGTTCATTTGCTCCATGCTTGGGATGCCCTGCGCGAAGGCGTCCGTGAGGTCCATCCGGTCGTCCATCCGGCGCAGGATTTCCCTGGACATCCACTCCGGCGAGACGCCCGGGATGCGCTGTAGCAGGGGGATAAGCTGGACGAGGTTCTGGATGTCGGCCTGCTTGTTGGGCCGCCCGGAGCTACCTGCCTCGACTTCGAGGTAGACGTTCTTCGCGACCGTTGTCTTGTCCAGCGTGGGCCACACGGCGCCCGGCCCGACGACATCGTTCACCACCTCGGCCGAGATATTCAGGAGCATGATCTGGCCGCCGTTGCGGGCGAGTTGGGAGAGGACATCATCCAGATCGTCCATCACACTGGACTGCGCGCTGTGCTGGCTTGCCTCGGCCAGAGAGGCTTCGGTGGCGGTGGCGCCCGACGTGGAGCCGGTGTCGGCCGCCTGGTTGCCAAGCACCCGCAGCATGTCTTCCATGGCCCCGGCCGTCTCATAGAGTTCGGGCTTGATGGCCGGCATTTCGAGAGCTTGCAGGAGGTCGTCCACTTTTTGCCCGGGCTGCAAGGCGTTCAACTCGATCAAGGCGTTCGCGGGCCGCGTGGCGATCTTGTCCTTGTCTCCCTGCTCCATAGACCCGGCCGCCGTGACCATGGCCGGGCGGTTGGCCTGGCGCTGCTCGCGCAGCCCCTGACGGGCACGATTGATTTCCATCTGCATGTCGCGGATCAGATCTATATTAGATAGCGGAAACAAGCGTTTAGCGTGATATGCTTCGTTGAACAGAATGACATGCCAGGGCCACCAGGCGTCGCAAAATGTTTCGGGCGGGTGCGGCTCCAAGAGGAAGTCGGGATAGCCGTCGCAGACGGTATAGACGAGGCCATCCTTGCGCGACCAAATCTCCCAGACGCAGCACATATCCCGCCCGCCGTCGCGGTCGCTGTCGGTGCCGTTGTCCGTGCCACCCGCCTTGGTATGGCCGGTGGTGATGGCATTGCCCCCGGGGGAGAGGCCGTCCGGGGCGTAGGCGAGATAGCCCTTGCGGACATCGACCTTGTAGATTTCCTCCACCTCGTCCGGGGACAAGAGGTATTCCTGGGCGACCCAATCGGCACCGAGAAAGCCCTTCAGGGACCGGCAGCGGGGGTCTGGGATGAGCGACCAGGAATCGGGGTAGTCGAACGCCAGGCCCTCACGGACAACCACCTGATTGTCTGCGGCCATGGCCTGGATCGACAGCCGAAGCTGTTCCGCCTCGGCGCTGTCGGTATCGGTCTTGTCGTCCGCGATGTCGGCCGAGATGCGCTCGATGGTGGCGAGGCGCTCGCTCATGTCCGCGATGCGGTTCTCGATTTCGGGGGACAATTTCATCGCGCGCTGGAAGCCCAGCTTGATGTAGCCAACACCCGTGATGACCGCCCGGCGAAGGGTCAGCTTCATCATGCTCTTGAACGGATGCACCTGTTCGTCAACGTTGTAGTCCCACAGGATTTCCATGGTCTTGCCAACGCGCCGGATCATTTTGCCGTAGGTCTGGACGGCCACGAAATCGCGCATGACGGCCATCGTCTGGGGATCGGGCGGCATGGGAGGGAGGCCGATCGCCTGCGCCTGGGCGTCCATCTGCATCTTCTGCTGGGCCGCCGCGAGGGTGGTCATGTCGCCATCCCAGACGGTGGCGATCATCTTCTCGCGGGCGACGAATTTGACGGTCGGATTGGTGGGATACAAGGTCGCGACCGTCTGCTGGACGTGGCGCAGGGCGACGTTGGCCACATAGCGGTTGTCTTTGGCCTCATTGCCGGTGAGGGGCTTGCCCTCCTCCCACTGCGCGCCCAGGACAAACTCGGTGTTCGCCTTCATCCGCTCGAAATCGCGGGCGAAATGCTTGCGGCCCCGGGTCACACGGTCCTGCCAGCGAGTGACAAGGCGCCGCCGGGCCAGCGACGGGTCCGGTAGCTCGCGCGGTATCTTGTCTGCCTGGGGCGCGTTCGGGTCTGCCTGGATGCCGGCCTGAGCAGCCTGGGCGAAGCCAGGGTCTGCTTCCAGAGCGCCCGGCACCGTGGGCGAGGGGATGAACCCGTTAAAGCCAGACATTGTTACCAGCCTCCGTTGGCGCTGAGGCGCGCCGCGCGGGCGGCTTCCGCCCGCTGTTGCTTGAGGTGCCCGAACGTGCCGGGTTTGTTGATCTGCGCCCGCTGGGCGGGCTTGAAGGAGGTTTGCAGCCCAAGGCCCAGGCCGATGTAGGCGAGGCTGTCCACGAAGTCGTCGTGGCTGTCGTGCGGGAATTTCAGGATTTGGTCGCGAGCTTCCGACCACCAGGTGGCGTGCGCGGGGAAGAACACCTTTCCCATGCTCATGCGGCCCTGGATGGACTGCGCCCGGGATTGCTTGTCCAGAACGGGGGTGACTTCCACGATCGAGCAGAACGTGCCTTCCTCCAACATTCGTTTCCGGAGGAAAGGGCCGAGAGACTTGGAGATTTGGGAGCGTTCCGCCCACCAAAAGAGAGGCCGGCGGTTACGAATAAGGGTCAGCATGGCCTCGACCTGGCTGGCCGCCTCCATGCGTCGGACAACGGTGTCAGGCAGGACGTAGATGTTGTCGTCTTCGTCCACACCGACCGACATGAGGACGGTCTTGTCCGCGCCCTGCTTGATCGAGACGGCGTGGTCGGACGAGCAATAGTATCTGAGGCCCTTGGGAAGCTGGCTGGGGTTGTAGGTCTTGAGCCACTCAGCCTTGAAGAAGGCGCCCGTCTCGGGGCTGGGGCGGCCTTGGTAGAGGGCGCTGAAACCACGCGGGTCTTGGCGGCGCTGGTCCTTCAGGAAGCTCACGCCGAAGCGCGAGGGCCAGAGGGCCTCGCCCTCCTTGCGCCCCAGCACGTCATCCTCCCGGGCCAGGGCGGGGAGTTCGATGATCTTCCACTTCTCGGCCACCTCGGCGTCGTAGTAATCGTTCTTGGGATCGGTCAAACGGCCCACGATGTCGTCTTCATGCCAGCGGGTCTGGATGAGCAGCACGCGGGCGCGATCGTCCATCATGCGGGTGCCAAGAATCTGCGTGAACCACGTCCATGTCGTGTCACGCAGGGTGGGGCTGTCGGCTTCCTGGCGGTCCTTGGTCGGGTCATCGACAATCAGGATGTCGCCGCCCCGGCCAGTCGTTGTGCCCCCGCGCCCAACAAAGGCAAGAACTCCGCCCTGGTCGGTTTCTAGGCGGTCGCTGGCTTGACTGTCCTGTTTAAGAACAGCGTGGGGGAATACTTGGGCATAAGCGGGGTGGTGCATGATATCCCGGACGGCGCGGCCGATATCGCCCGAAAACTTCTCGTTGTAAGTCCCGAATATTACCGAATTACCTGGGTTTTTGCCCACATACCACGGAATAAAGGACTTTGACGCGAGCTGCGTTTTGCCATGGCGCGGGGGCAGATTGATGATGAGGCGCGTGAACGTGCCCTTTTCGAGTTCTTCCAGGCCGGCCGCCATCACGCGGTGAAACCGCTCGGCGGTGTAGAGGCTGAGGGCCGCGTCGTCGGGGTGTTTCGGGGTAGGCATCATCAGTTGGGTGAACGGGATGAGTTGGTCCTGTGCCTCCGAGATGGCCAGGAGACGCTGTAGGATGAGGCGGTGGCGGGTCCGGTCGTAGGTGTCGCTCATGGCGCCACCTCGCGGCGGTTCCACTCGTTGGCGGCGTCGTTGCCCCAGGCTTCCACGGGCTGATATTGGGTCCGAACGTCCGGGCTTCGCGCCCCGCAGTAAGTGCATTCGATCGCGCCCCACTTGCCGGATGGATCGGTCAAAACAAGACAAGCCGGCGTTGCTGGGGTTTCGCCGCAGAAGGGACAGGGCGAGAGGGTGATCATGACAGCAGGACCGACCGCAGGACGCCCGCGTCGTTGACGTAGAGACGGACTTGGCCGTCGTGCTTAACGATGGCTGCCCGGCCCGGGGGGATGTTGGTCGTGGTTGGGGCGGAGGGCAGTTCGACGTAGGCGATGGCGGTCGGGGCGGCCACGCGCGCGGCGGCGGGCGCCCCGCCGAAGCCGGCCAGGACAAGCTCGCCGGAAAGGGAATCGTAGCCCAATTCACCCGGGGCCATGAATGAGCGGGCGTCGCCGGTCACGGCACGGAGGACGACGCGGACGGGATCAGCCATGGGTCGCCTCGCGGCGCGCGGTCTCGCACTGCTGGATGGCGGCGTGCGTTTCGCCAAGGGCGTGCAGGGTGGCAGTCCGAAGCGCCTCGTCCTTGTCCTTTGGAAGCTCCTTAGCGAGCAGGGCGTAGGCCGCCTGGAGGGAGCGCAAGCCGGCTTCCAGGCGCACCTTGATGGCGATGTGGTCAGTCATGGGCCGCCTCGCGGCGCGCGATCTCGCGGTCGAGATACCAACGCGCCTTTTTGAGATCGACAAGGCCGCTGCCCTTCAACTCCTCCCGCCAGAGGTACTTGAAGGCGTTGCCCTTACAGAAGTTCATTCGCTCGGAGATGTCGATGCACTCGATCACGCGACCGCAGCCGGGGCAGGCTGGGCCGGAGGTGTAGTGGGCTGGATGGTTGACGGGATCGTGCCCCTTCGCCGCCGCCTGACGCCGGTCGGCTGCCGGGCACTCGATTGCCCACCGGGCCTCGTCGGTCATGGGTCAGGACCGCCACAGGGGGAAGCGCATCAGGCCGCCGGGCGCGATGGCGTTGAGAAAGACGAGAATGAGGGCGACCGCGACGAGGACGCGGGCGATGACTTTGATCTGGGGCGGGAGGCCAGGAATGATGTCGATGACCCACAGCAGGAGGCCAAAGACAAGCAGGACAAGGATGAACCAGATGAGGAAGTCGATCATGACGGCGGCGCCTGACGCGCCTCGCCGGCCTGGCGGGCGATATTGGCGATCACTTGGGCCACCTCGCTGTAGGGCGCGCGGGCGAGGACATTGATGACCAGTTGCCACTCTTGTTCCGAGAGTTCGATCTTCATGGTGTGGGGGTTTCCAAGGCTTTGATGCGGGTGTGGAGGGTGTTGATCTGGCCGCTCAGTTCCTTGGTGGCGTTGACGAGAGCGGCGGTGATTGTGTCGTAGGTCAGGCCAAGGGTCGGGTCGGTGTCTTCCAGGGTGCCGGAGCCGTCAGGGAGCGGGAAACCCGCGTTGACGACGGCTTGGGGGATGACTTTCAGAACGTCCTGGGCGACGAAGCCGATCTCCTGCCGGCGGATCATCGGAGGGGTCACGATGCCATCAGGCGATGTCCCGCCCTCATCGCCGACCATAGCGACGCGCTTGAATTGCACAGGCTGGAGCTGGAGGATTTCAGTCAACCCAACCGCAGACGGCTCGATGTTCTCCTTGTTGCGGAGGTCGGAGAAATTCCAGTATGCGCCATTTCCGCCGACTGTGCCGGATGGGTTGATCAGGACGCCATCGCCATTGCGGCATTGCAGGAGTATCCGGCTGCTGGCCCAATACGAGAAGTCGGGCTGGTCGTGGCTCCATTGTAGACGCCACTCTGGCGAGAACTGGAGGAAGCGCCAGTTGCCGCTGGGGTATATGCCGAAGTTGCCGCCGCTATTTACATGGTTCGCCCAGACGCCGGTTTGCCCATATACGCCGGCGTTGCAGTAAATCAACTGCCCAGCACTTACATCGCCGCCGGTTCCGATGCCGCCGCCGAAATACGCGCTGCCAGAGAGCCAAAGCCCGCCGGCACTTGAGGTGAATGCGTAGCCGTTCGCGTCGGCGCCCCTGGCATTGATGAAACCGGCTGTCGAGAATTGGCCGGATGTGTTTATGCCAAACATCTCCAGGCCATCGCCGCCACGGACCCATTGCAGGTATCCGGTGGTGTTGTCGCACTGGAACTGCGCGCCATTGCTGACAAGACGCAGGATGCCCCAGCGATTGCCGCTCAAGAGCAATGCCGTATGGTTGGCATCACCGTAGACGCCGTTCTGAGCCCGCACGAAACCTTTAATCTCAGTGTTGCCTGAGCCATCGTGTGACATTGTAGTGACGTTGCCGCCGACCCACGACCGCAGCCCGCCGTTACTCGCCCACCGATCATACCAGCCGCCGGCATGCCCCTGGATGTGATCGTTCGACCCAGCTTCGACGTAATGGTTCCAGGCGTAGCCAATGCCTTCACCGATCTGCATGCCGGATTTGGCAAGCACGATATTGCCGCTAAGATAGTTTGTGGCGATGAAGGAGCCGGCACTATTAAACCCGCCATAATAGGTGACAATCCCGCCGCCACCATCCATCGAGCCGAAATCAATCTGGCCGTTGTTGCTCCAGAAGCCGGCACCCTTGTTGTTGCCCTGGTTAAAAGCGGTGAAGGACGAGACATCGGTGGCGAGCGTGGATTGCGAGACAATCCGCCCGGACTGCACGATCAGGCGGTTGTTTACGTAGGTATTCGTCTCCTGCACCTGAAACATCGTGTTCAGGGTGGCGGCGGAATCCTTGGCGCCCGTGGCGACGGTGAAGAAGTTCAGCGACGGGGTGGGGGCGGTGTAGTCGAGGTGGATGAGCGCGCCCGTGCCGGCTTCCCGGCGCTTCCAAACACTGCTGCCGCCATAATAGACGTTGAAGCTCAGCCCACCATTCAGGATGATATCGCCCGTGTTGACGGTGGCGGGCGTGAGGCCAGGGATGGCGGCGACGCCGACGTTGAGAGGCCCCGCCATGGACTGGCTTCCGCCCGCCAGGGCGAGGAAACCGGCCGTGACAAAGGCGGTGGTGGCAAGGCTGATCGTGTTGTCTCCGGGCGCCCGGGTGACGCCGGTTGGGTTGCCGGTGAAGGCGGGGCTGACGATTGGCGCCCGCGTGGTGTCGGTAGGATGCACATGGTCGCCACGCGACCATGTGACAGCGGAACCCGACACGCCCACGCCATCCATCAAGGGGATGGCCACGGAACCGGGAAACACCGAGACAACATCCGTGGTGTTCAGGACGACGTTGCCGGTGCGGGCGTTCCAAGTGGCGACGCCCGTGGTGCTGGCGGCCACGGCGGCCATGACAAACTCGGTGGTGGCGATGGAGGTGTCAGCGTCGCCCGGCGGGGGCGTGGGGGCCTGTGGGTCGCCCGTGAAGACGGGGCTGGCCGAGGTGGCGAAGGGCGCGAGTTGCTGGAAGGCGACGGCGTGAAGGGGGTTGGTGCCGTTGCCGGCCAAGGTCAGAGGCCCGGTCAGTATTCCGCCCGCGAGGGGCAGCTTGCTGTTCAGGTCGGTCAGGAGGCCGGTGACATCGGACTGCGCGATCGGGAGCGTGGGGGGAAAGGTGGTTGGCTTGTTCGGGATGTCATCCCAGTCAGTCGGGGGCAGGTTCGGGTTGTTATGGAAGTCATCGACAATCTGGGCGGCCTTGTTCGCCCACCAACGGGACGACCAATGGTCGCCGGTCACTTCCGAGTTGGCCAGAACGTCGGCGGGCAGGATGTCAGGTAGGTGTTCCGCCCACGCCATGGCGGTGCGAGCGTTCAGGGCGCTGGGTTCGTTGAAGACGTTGACGAACTCGCCGCCGTTGGTTGGGTCGCCCGGGTTGTAGGCGTCTTCAACCGCCTGGGATTTCAGCGTGCCGTCAGGGTTGAGTGAGACGTGCAGGACATCAATGATCGAGCCAGTGGCGCTGTTACTCCGGTCATACTCGCCATCCATGCTTCCACCCGGCTGGGGCTGGCTTGGCTGGCTTGTGGAGTGCGACGTGAACGAATACGCGCGGACGGGCTTGGCTGGGATCGCGGGCATAAGGCCGGGCCTTTTGCGTTGGTTTCCTTGTCTACATTGGCAGTGGGACAAAAACAACAAAAGCCCCGGCCAGCTTTAAAGCCAGAACGAAACGGCAACGAAAGTTGGGGAGTTCAAATTTTGTGCGTGTGGGTGATAATGGCACCAGGCGCTCGCGCGCGAGGGGCCAGGGGCGGTTTCGCGATTCGCGCGTTCGATTGCTTGTCTGCGAGCCAGCCGAGCAAGCAAGGCAGCCAAAACAGGACAAGGCAAGGCAGGCACGCCCCTAGATAGGGCGTGTCTAAGCTTGTCTTATCAACGGCTTAGACCTACCACCCTGGCCAACTCTGCCCGCAATTCGTCCTGGGACAAGGCAGACAACGGGCGTTTGTCCATTTCGCTTGGTTTGTCTTGGTGACGGCCAACCAAGCCCGACATCTCGGCTAGCGTCCTGGCCGCCTGTGCTTTGGCCGCCGCCGGAGCGTCCGATTGCAGCAGATCACGGAGTGTTTCCCGGACAAGCCTCTGATCCATGCCGAGGTAGTCAGTAGTCGGGGCGTTATGTGCAGCGTTGTCCGCGTGGTCTGCCTTGTCCTGGCGCGCGCCAGACAACCGAGACAAGCCAGACAACGGCCGCGCCCTAGGCATCAAGAGCCTGTCTGGCCGACCTGGCAGCCTCCGCCCACGCCGCCGGATCAACCTGGCGCAGCGGCCAGGCCGCGACCATGGCCAGCGCCAGGCGAGCCAACCTGGCCGGGCCGTGGGCGCACCTGGCGAACGTGGCCACCTGGCGCAGTTCGACCGGCACCAGGCCGCCCCATAGCAACCGGCGCACCTCTCGCTTGTCCCTCACTTCCGGCGACGGAGGCGGGCGCCGCAGTGCGCCAGCGTGGCGCTGGCACAATCCGCGGCCGCTCATGGCCAGCGCCACGGCGCCGCACTTGGGGCACTTGGGATGGTCCGCCCACTGCGGCCGATGCAGCGCCAGCGCATCAAGAGACGCTTGCGACCCGCGCCACCCACCCCGCTTTTTTGGCGCAGCTACTGATTGTTTCGGTTCGTACCGTTCGCCTTGCATGGCTTGCACTGTATGGCGGCCAACATGCTGGACAAAACGCACAAATTGTGCGTCCTATGGGTCGCTACCCAAGACGAACACCGAAACAAACCCAACCCGGAGACAAGCTTATGCCCTTGGAATTGCTGCGCTTTTTTGGCTTATTCATCATCTATTGCGCCCTATTGGCGCTGCTGGGAGCTTCCCTGTGACCGAACAAAAACGCCCGGAGCCTAAATTGATTCGTGATGCGCTGCGCGCATGGGTTCGCAATGCGGCCGGATACGACAAGGCCACGCACGACGTGGCCAGGATGACGCGCGCCGAGCTTCGCGCCCTAGTGGCGACGCTGGGGGGCAACGCGGATGACATCGCGAGCGCCGCCTTGGCCGCTGGGGGCGCGGCGCCGGCCGCATCCCCCGCGCCCTTCATCGTCGCCGCCTTCCGTGCCAGCACCGCAGCCAAGGCGGCCGACCCTGCGGCGATCGCGCCGACCACGGCGCCGGCCAGCGTGCCGGCCGTGGCGCTGGCGCCGGCCGACATCAAGACACGCATCGAGGGGCTGAAATCCGATCTGGTAGAAGGTGGGTTCGGAGCGATCCGCGCCGATCTGGAAAGCCTCATCCTGGCCGCCGCAAAGCCGGCCGTGACGGTGGAAAAAATCGTGTATCGCGACGCGCCGGAGAAGCTGCCGGCGGGCGTGCATGACCTCAAGCCGAAGGCAGCGGCGACGTGGGGCGGCTTGTTCGGTCTGCCGACTGGCCACCCTGCGGCCGGGCGCCAGATCACTGTCTGGGATCACCCGGACGCGCCGACCATCAACCCAGCCTATGTTTTTCCGCCCGAGGCAACGGCGCTGGCGCTGGCGCAGATGGCACGCTCCGACCGCGCCCGGGCGGCCGGTTCGCCCGCCAAGCACGTTTTGATGTGGGGGCCGGCCGGCACCGGCAAGACGGCCTGGGCGCAGCAATTCGCCGCGCGGACGGGGCGCCCCTATACCTGCATCAGCCTGTCCGACGGCGTTGAAGTGGATACGCTCATGGGCCAGCGAGTGCTGGACGGGAAAGGCGGCGTGGCATGGGCTGACGGCCTGTTGCTGGCCGCGATGCGCCAGCCGGGCATGGTGATCTGTCTGGACGAGGTGGGCGGAATGCGCCCGGCCGTGGGCGTGGCACTCAATAACCTTCTGCAATCAATGACCTATTTCGTTCCAGATACGGGCGAGCGGATTTCGGTCGCCAGGAACGTTGTCTTTTTCGCAACGAACAATGCGACGTTGAGCGATGGTGGCGCGGCCAAGGGATTTGTTGGCGTTGTGAGACAAAACGCCGCCTTCGCCGACCGCTTCGGGCTGTCCATCGAGGTGGGATACCAGCCGCCC